GAATTAACATGGCAACTACAGCAACAACTTTAGCAGAACTGCATAATAATATTATCGCAGAAGCACAATATACGGCGCAAGAAAATTCAATCATGCGTCCACTAGTAAACATGTATCCGGTAGCAAACGCTGTTGGAAACGTGGTTCAGGTTCCAAAATTTGGAATTATGACAGTAGAAACAGGCACAGCAGGTTCAGACCTGACAGGTGATGACTTAGAAACTAACGCTAGTCCGGTAACAATCGAGATGGCAGAAACAGCAATCATGACATTACTTTCAGATGACGCTGTTGAAACTATGCCAAACTATAATTTGGCACAAGAAGCTGGTAAAATTATCGGTATGCAAATGGCTCAAAAATTTGATACAGACGCAATGGCAAAGTTTTCAGAATTTAAAGGCGCAAACGATATCGGTGCATCAGGTTCAGAAGTTGAACTAACAGCAGACCGTTTATTCCAAGCGGCGGCAATTCTAAGAACAGAACTAGCATCAGGCAACATGGTTGGTGTATTCCATCCAAAAGCAACTTATAACTTGAAAAAGCAACTTGCATCAGCAGGCGCTACAAACTTAGGTTCGCTATCAGATGTTGGTAATGCGGCATTGTCTGGAGGTCTGGTCGGATCAGTGGCTGGAATCACTATCTTCGAATCAACTCTAGCAACAGTAGGCGGTGTATTCACACTTGACGCACTAGGTGGTGCAATGAAGCGTGATGTTCGTCTAGAAACAGAAAGAGATGCTTCAAAAAGAGCTACCGAAATCGTAGGGTCAGCTGTTTGGGGCTTCGAGGCAGTAAAACCAGAAAACGGTGTTGCAATCTTCACAGAGAATGTAATTAACTAATCTGAAAAAATATAGAGAGGGCATTTTGCCCTCTCATTATACTGCATAGGAGAACGCACATGGCAATGTCAACTGATGCTGATTTATTGGATTATCAGCCAGAAATTTTAAATTATGGTATAGATGAATTCACAGAGTATCACGCAAAAGCACGTGATGACATTTTACGCCGTTTGCGAACTGAATGGTGGGTTCGTGGTAAGAACTTCAAAGTAGAGTTGGGTTCAGTAAGAACAACACTTGCTTTAGAAATGGACGTATCTAAATTAACAGAATCACAGTTTACAAAATGTGCTGTGTTTTTAGTTTTATGTGAATACGCACTACCACAACTAACGAAATGGAATGCTGATGGTGATGAAGACAAATTTCAAGTTATGATGTCTCATTATCGTAAAAGATATGAAAGTGAATTCAATAAAATCTTAGAAGATGGCGTAGAATACGACCACGATAACGATGGCACAGTTGAAGACATTGAAAAGCAACCGTTTCATTCACGTAGGTTGGTTCGATAATGGCTATCACTGTCAAAACAAGAAACTTCCGAAATTTCATAGCACGATTTAAGGCTGACTTAGAACGAGCAATTCCAAAGGCTCTAAATAGAAGTGGAGAGAAAACGGTTGAAACAATTGTTGACAGAACTCAAAAGGGTAAAAGTATTAATGGTAGTAACTTTGTCAAATACTCTAAGAAATACGCAAAATATCGTAAACAACAGGGTAGAAGCACAAAACCAGACTTGAATTTTTCTGGTAGAATGCTTTCTAATTTAGGTGTTGAAAGAGCAGGTAGAAATAAAATCAAAGTTGCTTTCTCACGTAAAGAAGAACAGGACAAGGCAGTAAAAAATCAAAAAACTAGACCTTTTATTGGAGTAAGCACAGGTGAAATTACGTCCATAACAAAAGCGTTCAGCAAACAACTTGAAAGAGAATTAAGATGAGCAACACTAGTTACAGAGAAAATATCGCAAAAGACATAGTTAAAAGACTTAAAGAAATCAAGTCCGTAAAACATGTCACACGTGATGTTTTCGAACCAGATGAAATAAGTGATGCTCAAATTCCTGCTATTTTAGTTCTAAGTGGGTCAGAAAATAAATCAGACCTTACAATGGGCTATAATCGTCAGGGAACAATAGAGTATGTTCTTACTGGTTTCGTTAAAGGTAAATTTCTTGATACAGCAAGAAACAAACTTTTAGACGCAATCGAAGAAAAACTATACGAGGATGTATCAAGAGGAGGATATGCTATTGATACACTTGTTACGGAAATAAACACTGACGAAGGTGTTTTGTTTCCACTAGGTGCGATACAAATTGTCGTGCGAGTTGAATATATTCACCAAGTAGGTGATTTAACAAAAGACTAACAGGAGATAGAAAATGGCAGTCATAACAGGAAAAGACGGTAGTGTGTCAGTTGCAGGAAATAACGTTTCTCAAATCACATCATGGTCTATAAGCATCGAAGCAGATACATTAGAGTTTACAAACTTCGATTCACAAGGATGGAAAGAAAACGCCGGTTCATTAAAATCATGGAGCGGAACAATTGAAGGTTTTGTTGATACAGCCCAAACAGCAACTTTAAACTGTGGTGCTACAGTTGAGGTTATTCTAGTAGAAGGTGGTTCAGGTTCGACAACATATACAGGTGATGCTGTGATTACAGCAAAGAACATTGAGTCATCAACAGCGGAACTTGTTACAATTTCAATTGATGTGACAGGAACAGGCACACTAGTAGAATCGTAAGAGGTAAATTATGAGTGTAATAGCAAATGCTAAAGGGCATTTCAAAACAAAACTAACAGATAAACTTGAATGGGTTGAGGTTCCTGAATGGGAAACTAAGATTTATTTCAAGGGCAGTGCTACTCTAAAACAAACTGAGGAAATCGTTGCATTACATCGTGAAAATAAAGTTGCTGAGGCTTTGGCGCAAGTCTTAATCTCACGTGCTTTAAAGGAAGATGGTTCTAAAATGTTCACAGTCGCAGACAAATATGACTTGATGAACAGTGTTGACCCAGAAGTTGTTACACGAATATCAACGCACATTCTTAACTCAGAACCCGAACCGGAAGACATCGAAAAAAACTAGTTAAGGGTGTTGACACATATTTCATGTTTCAACTGGCAGAAGCACTGCATAAGACAGTTGGAGAAATCATGGAAATGTCAGCATCCGAGTTTATGGGATGGGTAGAGTATTATAAGATAAAAGAAAAACGGAGTAAGCGAAATGGCAAACGCAAGTATTGAAATTGAAATCAAAGCACTTGACAAAGCAAGTAAAAAATTAGATGACATTGGTAGGTCGCTTAATCCATTAAAAGGTAAAGTTGGAAAGCTAGACAAAGAGTTTGGTAAAGTTGATAAAAGTATCAATAAAGCATCAGGTTCATTTGGAAAGTTCAAGGGCTTACTAGCTGGTGCTATCACCATTGGTGGTATTACCGCATTTACTAAATCAGTTGTTGAAGCAAGTTCACGTGCAGAAGATTTAAAAACAACGCTAGAAACTGTTACAGGTTCAGCACAAGAAGGTGATAAGGCTTTCAAGTTTATTAATGACTTTGCAACTAGAACACCATTTGACATTGAGACCTTAACAGAAACATTCATTAAACTTAAAGCGGCAGGTATCGAACCAACAGAAAAACTGCTAACACAGTTTGGTGATATGGCATCTGTTACAACAGACCGTGTAGGTTCACTTAACGCTATCACAGATTTGTTTGCAAGAACAACAGCTGGTGGTTTGGGTCTAGAAGACTTAAACAGACTAGCAGATAGAGGTGTTCCTGTATTCGATATCTTTCAACAAAAATTAGGCTTAACACGTTTAGAAGTATCAGAGTTTGGTAAAACAGCAGAAGGTGCCGCTAAACTTAAAGATGCATTACTTGAAGGACTTGATGAAAAGTTTGCTGGTGGTATGGATAAAGCATCACAAAACTTATCAGTATCAATGTCTAACTTGGGTATCGCATTTAACAATGCCTTAATTGCTGTTGGTGAAGGTGGGTTATCAGATGCTATTAATAATACTGCTCAAAGAATGAGTGAGTTTATTGTTAATAACGAAGACTTAGCACTAGCACTTGGTGAAAAACTAGGACAAGCTGTAAATTTAGTTGTCGATGGTTTTGGTATCTTTTTAGAAAAGATGGAACAAGCACAACCAATTTTTGATTTAATTGGAACTATTCTTTCAGATGTTGTTGGCCCTGCTTTAAGTCTAGTATTTGACATTCTTGTTAAACTAGCAGAAGCAATCGGACCGATTATTGAAACGTCATTACCAATAGCAAAAGATTTATTTTCAGGTTTAGCAAGTATCGTAACAGATGTTGTTATACCGGCATTTGAATCTATTATCGGTGTTATCGATAATGTTGTAGGTAAAATTCAATTCATGATTGATAAGATTGGCGCAGGTCTAACGAAAGTTAAAGAGTTTGGTTCAGGTGTTAAAGACAAAGTGACATCAGGATTTTCAGCGGCAGGCGATAAGATTGGCGGCTGGGCAGAAGATGTTAATGGTTGGGGTCAAAGTGTTTATCATAACTGGATAGGCGGTTCATATATCCCAGACTTAGTTAAAGGCGTTGACAAGCACATGTCAATGTTACCAAACAAAATGGTTGATCCTGTAAAGAAAGCAGTTGAAGGCATGAATAATGTTAAACAGTTTGCACCAATGGGTGCTACAGCAAACTCAACTATGAATTTTAATATTTCAGGCATAAATGCAGGTGGGGCTGGACAGTTCCAACATCAACAAATGAGACAGTATGTTGAAGGCGTTGCATTGCAAGTTGCACACAATGTTCTAAGACATAACACTGGTTTTGGAGGGATAGTATAATGTCAAATTTACCATTACAAGGCAGAGCGTCATTAAGAACAAGTTATAGTTCAACACCCAGACATAGACTAGTAGAGTTTGGTGATGGATATATTCAAAGAACACCTTTGGGACTAAACAATCAAAGACGTTCTTTAACAGTTGTTCATGAAGCACTGACACAAGCACAAGCAACACAACTTATCAGTTATTACGAAGACAGACATTCAACAGCAGGTAGAATTGATATTTCTAGTTCTAATCTATTAGATAGTGCAGGAAAATTTTACTTAGAAAGTTTTGACGTAGAAATGAATGATGATAGTTCAAGAACAATCACCGCAACAATGACTGAGGTATTTGATTTATGAGTTCTAATGATGCAGGCACATCAGCAAGTTTACCGGCTATTCAAGCACAGTTATTGGCAACATATCCTGTTGTTAATCTGTATGAGATTGACTTTACATCAATCAATGGATCAGCGAAAATCTATCTAGCAAATGGTCAAGAAGGAACAGCAACTCCTGATGTCTTTCAAAAACTAGACATTGCATGGGATGATGAAGTAGGTGTTCAAACATTCGAATGGATTGATACAAGAATATCTTCATTACGTTCAGATTTAACAGGTCAAGTTTCAGAACCAACACTAGAAATAGCCGCACATAGTTTATGGCAAATACCTGCTTGGAGTTCAGCAACAATTGGAAAAAGCATGATGGATTATCGTGGGCTAAGTATCAACAGAAAAAGATTATTTTATGCAACGTGGTATACAATGATACCACAAAGATATTTTGTTAAAAACGTAGATGAACTATCAGCATCAACTATAAAATTTACATTGACACCAAGTTTAGGAACAGAAAACGGAAACAAACCAAGTGCAAGGAAATTTGAGATATGAATTATAATAAAATTGATTTAGGCAAGTTTGTTAAAACAAAACTAGCACAAGAAATACAAAAGTCTCAGATTGGCACATTCATGAAAAAATTGGGTGCTCCCCCAATCACAAGCACAATTACAAAAGCAAAGATAGGTGACAAATCTAAAACAGCAGATGGCATTGACATGGGTAATCAAGTTGAACCAGGTGTTATTCCAATTGTTTATGGTCATGTGGGTATGTCAAATACTCAATTCGATTTAGGACAAAAGCCAAGTGATGTTGATGCAGAATTTGTTACACAAGAAGTAAAGATGCCTGTTTCAGAAGGCCCGATATCGGGTGTTGCAAAAAGATTAAACGATAATCGAATTACATATTTTCTTCCAGGTGAAGCAAAACAAAATTTAAAAGAAGTTGTTATCAATGATTCATTTGTTATCGATCCTGTCACAAGTGTCGCTAATTTCAAAGACATTAAATTTGAAATGACATTGGGTGATGGCACTTCAAATAAACAAACAGCAACAATTACAGATTACAATCCTCTTATAGTTGAAGAAGCAGACGGTGATAAGATTGAAGCAGTAGATGACCCAATTGACCAAAAACTCCTTAATGATTTAGGTGATGTTCAAGCGGCAAAAGGCGAACGTTATGTTCTTTACTGGAATAATGATGCTGGTAGATGGGAAGCTAAAAGTTTCAACTCACTACTAAACGAAGTAGGTGCAACTTATGACGGTGGCGCTGGTGGTGATGGTGGAACTGGTGGTTCTGGAGGAGACGGAGGCACAGGCGGAACTGGAGGTGTAGGCCCATCAGATGGGTTAATCAAATACACTCAATACAATCCCCCTCCTGCACATGTTGAATCAACAGGTGATTCAGAAGTA